CGAACTCCATCATGATGGGCGGACCCCCATCGTCCGTCATCACGGCTTCGACTTTGACCAGGTTGATTGTTGCCACTAACGCTCACCCCCTTCTCACTGAACGATATTACCCTCTTCGTCGAAATCCGCCCCAGGGAACGTCTTGCGGTGCGGTTTCACGACGGCGCCTTCAGCTTCGCCGCCTTCGTTGACTCCGAAGGTGGAGATGGCAGCGCCGGTGAACCCCTTGTCTCGCGCTTCGCGGTTGGCGACCTCGGCTTCCTCATGGAACGCCTTGGCCGGTTCGCCTTCCAACCGTCTGCGCCTCAGATCGCGCCGCGCCCGCATTCGGTCCCCCAACTCAATCGGCCGTTCGGCCAGAACCACATCACCGCTAACGCGGGTGCCGTCCGGCTGGCGGATGCCTGCCTCGACGGGGCTTTCGCTACCTACGACCTTCCAACCCTGCATCAACTGCTTCCGGTTGATGTTGTGGTCCGCCCTGTTCAGCCAGCGGTACTCCTTCCCAGGTTCCTTCTTGAAAACCTCGGTCCCATCCAGCGTTTCCAGCACCGCATCACTGGAAACCGCCGACCGCACCGTCTCGCTGATCTTTTCCCTCGGGCTCCGAGCCATGACAGCCTCCCTACTTGTTTTGGGCGTACTCTTCGGGGGTCATCCCCATCGCCGCCGCAACGGCGGCCTCCTCATCGGTCAACTGGAACTTCCTTGCCTCGGCGGCGGGGCCGCCCGCAGCGGGCTCGATCGCCGGCGTCTGCGCAGCCATCTTCTCCTGCACGATGGCGTTCACATTTTGCCCGACGACGAAATTGTAGGCCGTCTGATACGTCTCCGGGCGGTTGCGAAGGGTTGGGTGGACCTTCGACACGAACTCGTCAATCTGCTTCTCGAAGCGCTGGAAGTAGGGCATGGTCAGTTCGCCCTTGTCACTCCGCTGCTGCTGGACCAGCTGCTTGGTCACGTTGGCGCTGGTCTCGTAGAAGTCGCGGACGACGGGGCCGACCCGCTTCTCGAAGTAGATGTCGAGGGCCTGCTCGGGGTTGTCGAAAATAAGGTCCTTGATGTCAGGAGGTGGCGCTGGCGGACCCGCCGTCGGAGCCACGGGCCCGGCCGGAGCCGCCTGCAACTTCGCATGTTGCTCGCGCAGCTTCGCTAGCACGTCCGCCGGCTTGACCGTGTCGCCGAAGGTGGCCCGCCACTCCGCCGCGGGGTCGACTACCGCCGGGGCTGCAGGTGCAGCTGGTGCGGCCGGACCCGCCGGGGGGGCAGTAGGGGCCGCGGGCGCAGCCGGTGGAGCCGCAGGCTCCGGCGGCGGCGTTACTGTCGGGGGCGTCACAACTGGCTCAGGCATGACTCACTCCTTTCGCGTCACCTCTTCGAGGTGCTCGGCGAAGAATTCAATGATACCGTCCAACGCTAAAAGCCCGCCCCGATGGTGCCGGTGCTCATCCCAACTCTGGGCGTTCACCGTTCCCTCCAGGGCGGCGTCTCGCTGCTCCTCCAACTCCCGGTTGAGCTCCTCCCATGCTTGGGACTGGAAGAAGTCCCGCCACGCCTGCTGGCGCGGGTCGACCTTCGGCTCCCGCGGGTCCACCTGCCCCTCCTTCCGCCAGCGACCCCAGTATCCGGGGCACGTCTGGCACAAACACATCAGTATCCTGCACCGCATACGCCTGCAAGAGGCGCCTGAAAAGCTCCCCGGCCCCCTTGGAAATCTCCACGCCGAGGGAACGGACCTCGCCGGGGACGTTGGGGTTGACCATCAGGGCGGCCAACTCGACCATCTTCTGATAATAGCCAGCGGCTAGTTGCATCAACTGGGTCAACGACTGCTTTTCCAGCTCCCGGTTGTTGGATTGGGACGTAGCCGTGACCACAACGGCGAGCTGGCCCTTAAATCGCTCCCGTGGAATCTGCCACGCGGCTTCTACGAGGCCACCGTCGGGGCCGACCACATTGTACGCGATCCCCGCCGGCCGGTACTGCTGATACAGCGCCAGCGCGGCTTCGCCAACCTCCGCCGTCGCATTCCTCAAGTCCCGAATGGTCAGGTCGAAGCGGCGGTTGCCCTCTTGCAGCAGCGAAAGCATGTTCGTTGCGGGCATCCGGTTGACAACACGGGGCGATTCGATCCCCAAATGCACGTCGCTAAGGCCGGTTCGCCGCTCCGACGCTTCACGCAAGGCCCCTAGCACCGACAACTGCGAGTTATAGATGTCCCCGAGCTGTTCGCCCATCAGATCGTTCTTCGGGTCGCCCATGAACAGCACTTTGCCCGGGTACAGTTTCTGCCCCCTCTTGATCCCCGCCCCACGTCGGGCCTTCCAAATCCGCGTGTTCGCCAGCGTCGCGTTGTCCACGAACTGCCGAAACTGGGTCGTGATGGCCTCAGCGAGCTGCCGCAACATGCGGGCGACGCCGATTCCGTAGGCGCGACCCTCCCGCCGCGTGAAACACGCCTTGTGGTAGGGGCGGCGGCCCTCAACGATGGGGGCGTAGATAACGCGGAGGATGCTCTCCGTCGCCTGATCCCACGTTACCACCAACGACTCATCCACCCCGTCATCGTTGACATCCCAATCCACCCACAGCTCCATCGGCTCGAACACCTCGTAAGTCCGCGAGCGCTGAAAGCCCTCAAGCTGGTCCCGGCGCTGACGGATGGGGTCCTTGAGGTCGATGGCTCGCATAGCGTCTACCGCTGCGGCTTCGTAGCGGAAGGGGGCTTTCTTGCGGGACTTCAGTTGGTTAGCTGTGAGGCGGAACTTGTTGCCAATCCACGGGGCGGTCTGAACGTCCCAGTCGCCATCAGGAAGGTACATATCTTGGATGGGCACGTAGTCGGGCCGCGGCCCAAGATGATAGGTCGTGTCGGCGAAGCCCACGCTGCCATCGGGGAGATAGGTCAGTTGGTGGCGAACGTCCTCGACCCAAGGCATCTTGAGGAAGCCCGTGCCGAGCTTCGTGGTCTCCAAGTACCACGGCCAGGCCACATCGTACATCTTCATTACCGAGGCTTGCGCCCACTCAAGGAATTGCTCGGACGGCTTGGCGTGCCGGAGCCACCGACTGTTCAACGGCTGGATCGTCCACAACGGCTTCAGCGCGAAAACGGTGTTGATCTCGCGGGCGAAAATGGCGTCAACGGTGGTGGCGATGGTTGGGATGATGAAGTTCGCTGCCCCCTCGAAGGGGAAGTCACGCGAGCCGCTCAAAGGCTGCGCTTCGTAATCCTCGATGGCCTGCTTCCACTCGTCGACCATGGCCGAGCGGCCCTCTTCAACCGCGGCGATCTCGTCGGCGAGGTAGCGCTTCAGCTTCGTTGCGGCGGTCTCGGTCAGGCGGATGGGCTCGTAGATGTTCGGAGGTGGCATCAGCTTCCCTTGCGCTTGTAATGGCCCTTGGCGGAGAGGCGGCCCGCCCGCTTCATCGACCACGCCGTTGCATACGCCTGCTCGGGTGACTTGCCCTCACGGATTATGTGCGCCGTCTTCGCCGCGACGCCCTTCGGAGTCATCTTATGCTTCCCGCCGTGGGTCGCGTTGCCGTAGGACTTCGCCACCCGCATATGGCAAGTGCCGTCCGCGCCGCGCATCTCCTTACATTCCCGCTTCACAGCGAGTACCCCGTCAGCGGGTTGCGGGCCGACATCGCCAACTCGTCCTCTTCCTCCTCTATCGCCCGCTCCTCATCGCTTTCGCTCTCGATCCACAACTGCGTCCCATACGCCAACGCATCCAGCAGGTGCTGGTCCCGTGCCGTCGGGAAGCCCTCAATCTCCTGCTCCAGCTCCAGCATCCCGCGGCCCAAGTAGACGTGACCACGGGCGAACTCGGGGACCAGCGACCGAATACGGTTCTCCTTCGAGACCTGCGTGTCCGTTCGGAACTCCCGGACGGGGATGAAGATGCCGCGCGTCCGAGCAACGAACTCAAGGAAGGGCTTCAGCAACTTCTGGAACGCGACCGCTTCGATCCCGACGGCCACGGGCGCCCAACGCCGGTTCGCCGCAATCAACGCCTCAATCAGCTCCAGCGGCTCCGCCTTGATCGCCGACGCTTCGAGGACGAACTTTAATGGAGCCGGGCCGGCGCCGACTGCAACCAACCCCGTGTAATCAGATTTCCGCTTTCGGGACAGGGCAGGGTCCACAAGCA